ATTAAGGACTTAGCTGTACTAAATAATTTTTTCAATCAACCACTACAAAAGATCAACACAGTTTAGCACAAAGTCCCAACCTACCGTCTATTCAATTTTAAGCATTGCCATAGCCGTACGGTAGTAAAGCTATAGAATGCTTTTTCTAATTAAATTTTTCATAATTAAAAAAATTAATCATTTGCGACATTGCAAATGAGGTTCAAATATACGCATTAAAAATAAAAAGGCAAAAAATCATGTAGCAAATAGTCGGGGAAATCCTTTTCAACAAGATGTCGTAGGCATTCTCCGTGCCTTAGGTCATGTGACCTATGATTTTAAATACCGTAAGTGTATGGAATAATTTTAAATTCTAAATTCATAGAATATGAAGCAGACATTAGAAGAAGCCGTAAATGAAATTGGAGGCGTACATCCTGACTGGGATAAAATAACTTGTTTTAGAATAGGATTTAAAGAAGGAGCCAGATGGCAGACAAAACAACTTCCGTGGGTATCAGTGAAAGAACGGTTGCCGGATGAAAATGAAGACATCATCATTCTATGTAAACATGGTGCGATTTTTAACGGTACATATAGCAACAATGTATGGTTTTGCATGGATGGTTATATCTATGATACGTACAAAGGTAACCCAATTTACTCTTCAATGAGTAGCATACCTCCGTCATGGGAACCGATAGCATGGATGCCAAAACCTAAATTTGAAGAATAATGAATATTGGAATTTTAGCCGTTGATAGCAATTTCCCCAATTTAGCACTTATGAAGATCAGTGCTTACCACAAAGCAAGAGGCGATCAAGTGGAATGGTATAATCCACTATGTAAATATGATAAAGTATATGCAGCTAAAGTTTTCACTTTCACACCCGACTATAACTATTATATCAATGCTAACCAAATAGAAAAAGGTGGTACTGGATATGATATTGAAAAAGTTCTTCCAATTGAGGTTGATCGTCTTCAACCTGATTACTCGATCTACAATATTGACTCCAATTTGTCCTATGGATTTCTGACACGTGGGTGTCCCAATCGGTGTAAATGGTGTGTTGTTCCTAAAAAAGAAGGAAAAATCTCACCTTATATGGATATTGAGGAAATAACAGCCGGACGGAAGAAAGCTATCCTTATGGATAATAATATACTGGCCTCAAACTATGGCTTGCAGCAAATAGAGAAAATCATCAAACTGGGTATCAAAGTGGATTTTAATCAAGGACTGGATGCTCGTTTAATCACGGATGAAATCGCTCGGCTACTTGCAAAAGTAAAATGGATTAAACGTATTCGCTTTGGATGCGATACACCGGGACAGATTGCAGAAGTTGAACGTGCTTCCGCTTTAATAGACAAGTATGGATATAAAGGGGAATATTTCTTGTATTGCATCCTTATGGACTTTGAAGAATCGTTTGCGCGCGTCAACTACTGGAAATCTAAAAGCCGCCGTTTTCTTCCACATTGTCAACCCTTTCGTGATCTGAACAATCCACACCAAATTATTCCACAGTGGCAGAAAGACATGGCACATTGGGCTGATAGGAAGGAAATATACATGAGTTGCGACTTCAAAGACTTTTCACCAAGAAAAGGTTTTTTATGTAAGGAATACTTTAAAATATTGTGAGATGAAATTAAACAAAAAGACAGAGCGACTTATTAAACGTAGAGCCGCTGAATTTAAAAAATTATATGAAACTCCTAATCCCGAAGTAGATAAAATTATTTCTGAATTGAGAGCAGAAGCAACGAAACGTCCACAGAACATGAGTAAGGAAGAAGAAATTGCTTATATTCTGAAAAAGGCTGATGAAAATTGCGATCATATAGAAATTCGTAAAATCCTAAATGTAAGTAATACATGAATACATCTTTTGAACGATCTGCAAACGCTTCCGATGAATGGTACACACCACGAGAAATCATTGAAGCATTAGGTGAATTTGACCTTGATCCATGTGCTCCCATGCACCCTCTTTGGCCTACCGCAAAAACCATGTACAACAAGCAGGACAATGGTCTTATACAAAATTGGGGGGGGCGAATTTGGCTTAACCCTCCGTACTCCAAACCGCTTATATGGCAGTTTGTAGAGAAATTGGCAGAACACGGCAATGGTATAGCACTACTTTTTAACCGGTGTGACAGCAATAAGTTTCAAGACATCATCTTCACGAAAGCAACCGGTATGATGTTTTTGAGGAATCGAATAAAATTCTTCCGTCCCGATGGAACACGTGGGGACAGCCCCGGTTGCGGTAGTGTTCTTATTGCATTTGGCCGGGAAAATGCCGAAATTTTAAGGAACTGCTCTTTACAAGGCAAATATGTTGAACTTAACAATGATAAATGATGAAAGTCTTATATTTACTCATGCTCATTGCCGGTCTTCTGTGGATCGGTGATTTCTCTATCACCTTAAAACCCTTTTCTGTATCTTTACCATGCTGGTATAAATCCGTTGGCATACTTCTATTTTGGCTGTCAATGACTATATATGTTTTAGGTGAGCATACCAAAGGCTATAAAGAAGGATTTGATACTGGAATTAAACAGTGCATTAAGATACTTGATAGAAATTGCCACTCTAAAGAAATAAATAATGATGAAACAGTACAGAATCAATAAAACGACTACCTTCGTAGAAGATAATTGCAGCGGAAACAGAGAGAAATACCTCCTTCTTGATTACAAAGTACAAGTTAAATTTGCAGGGATTTGGATAACAGTCAAGTCCTTTCATGATGAAGATGAAGAATACGCAAAGAACTGTGCGAATGAACTTCTTGAAAAACTTAACGAAAAGATTTGATTATGATTGAATTACAAGGAAAATTCGGCAAAGATTGTAAAATATTTACAAATGCAATAGAAAATGAAGCTATTGGAACGATACAAAACATTTTGAACAATCCGGTTACGACTGGTGTTCCGGTTCGTATTATGCCTGATACCCATCAGGGAGTAGATATAGTGATTGGATTCACCATGCCAGTTACAGATCGTGTCAACCCCAATCATATCGGAGTGGATATTGGTTGTGGAATGTTGTGTGTAGAAATTGAAAATGCAATAACAGAAGAGTCTTTCCCGGACATTAATCATGCAATCCGTTCCATCATACCTATGGGATTTGAGATTAACCAACAACCCTTATCCAAACAAGAAAAGGAAGATTTGTTTACCTTCTTATCTATCAGAATGGATCAGTTCTGCTCTAAATACCAACTAACCAAACCAGTTATTAATGAAGAATATGTATCACAACTTTGTAAGAAGGTGGGGATAAATGAAGGCACATTCTACAACTCTTTAGGTACATTGGGAGGTGGAAACCACTTTATAGAACTGGGGCGTGCCGAGTCAACCAATAATATATTTCTTACAATACATACCGGATCGCGCAACTTTGGTGTGAAGGTCTGTAAATACCATGCAGAAATAGCAAAATTTGATAAAAAGGCTTTTTCTAATGAAATTCAACGCTTGAAGTCCACTGTTGAGCCACAATTCATGCAAACTGAAATACTACGTTTGAAGGAAAAATTTGCCGAATATTCCGGGTATCTCACAAATGAAGCAATGCTCCACTATTTATGTGACATGGTGATCGCACAAGGATATGCCGCATTCAACCGCAAGTTGATTATACAGCGTATAATCAGAACTTTGAGCTGGAACGCTACAATATCCGTTGAGACAGTCCATAACTATATCAGCTTTGATGATATGATAATCCGTAAAGGGGCTATTGCCGCATACGCCAATGATTACGTTGTGATTCCTATGAATATGGCAGACGGTATTCTTCTTTGTCGTGGTAAGGGAAACAAAGACTGGAACTATTCTGCACCACATGGTGCAGGACGCTTATACTCCCGTTCCGAAGCTAAAGAAAGATTATCAATGGACGCATTCAAAACCCAAATGAGCAAAGTGTATTCCACTTCCGTATGTGAAGGGACATTGGATGAAAGTCCTATGGCATACAAAAATGTTCAGGAAATAAAAGAGCTTATAGAACCTACGGTAGAAATTATTGATACAATTGTGCCACTAATCAATATCAAAGCTGTATGATAGAAAAGACAGACTTCCCATATACTCTTGGCGGCTATGTTGAACAGCAAAATTATAAAGGTTTCGACATAGCCGTTTCCATTCGTAGATACAAAGGAATATCAGCTTATGTCATTTCCTCGGAGAAAAGGCTGATCCGTGAAGAATCTGCCACCTTTGCCGACAAAGAAGACATGTTCCGTTGGGGACGAGAAGCGGTTGACCGATATTTGGAACAGCAAGAACGTAGAAAAGAAGAAAATACGATCAAACGGGCAGACTATTATAAGAAGAAAGCTCGTGTGGCAGCATTGAAAGCCTTTAATGCCGCTATGTATTTCTCTGATATAAAGGACGGACTTTATGATAAGGCAAAAGGATTTTTTGAGTATGAACTGGATAAGGAACATGGAAAGATCAAATGAAAACACTTGATATTATACAAGGCTTTTGCGATCATGTTTTTCGTGATAAAAAAGGAAACCGCATCTTTCCCAATATTTTTGTCGGGAAATGGGAAGCTGACTTATTGGAAGTTACCCGGTCACGCCTGACTTATGAATATGAAGTAAAAGTAAGCAGATGTGATTTCCATAAGGACAAAAAGAAAAGTGATAAATATGGCAAGAACAAGTTTGATGTTGTCACTTCCGGTCAACGTACCAATTATTTTTATTATATAGTACCGAAAGGTTTGATAAAGCCCGATGAAGTCCCTGATTTCGCCGGGCTTATTTATGCTTATGAAGGATCAGTGCAATGTTATACTCTTGAAAAGGGAAGATATGCGGTAAAGAGAATTTTCTTTGAGGTAGCCAAGCCTGCCCAAAAAGTTTCTGACATGAAAGCGGATGATAACTTCATTCGTAAACTCGACTTATCCATGTACTATCGCTATCACCAAATGAGAAGAGACAATTACAAAAATAAGGAATAATATGGAATTAAGATTAGACCCTGAAATACCGGTCACACGGGTTGTCAACGGACATAATGTTTTCAATAAAGGCTATCACCACGGATTAAGAGGAAAAACCTATGAAGAATACTATGGCAAAGAGAGAGCTGTTGAAATAAGAAAAAGACACAGCGAGGCTTTGAAAGGACATAGATATTGGTCTAATGGAAACGCCCATGCCTTTGCGTGTATCGCAATCACTCCCGAAGGCAAATGGTATAGATTCGATTCAATAACCCAAGCCGCCCAAAAGCTAAATCTGAATTATGCCACAGTTCGCCGGTATATAAAACGAAAAATCAAGCCCCAAAATGGCTGGCTATGGTTTTTGGAGAAAGATAATAACTGGATAAAACATATTGATAATGGGAAAATTAAATGAGATCGCGCAGAAAGCTTATGAATGTGCCGTAAGACGTGGAAAGATTGATCCCGACAATGATAGCAACAACAATCTTCACCGCGATCTGCTTGAAGAAGTTGCCGAAGTCTTTGAGTGTACGGGTGAGAAATCTCCACATATTAAAGAGTATTTAGATGTAGAAGAAGAACTGGCAGATGTAATCATTGTTGCCCTAAGTACACTACATCATTTCAAATGTGACATTGATTCACTCATTGAAGCCAAAATGAATTATAACAAAAACAGAATGGATTGATATGGGAACCGGACAATTAATAAAGTTGATTGTTGAGACGTTTGTCCTTATCTTTGCACTACCATGTGTCTATAAAGATTTCATGAACTTATGGAAAGAAAAATAGGTGATATAAAAGACAAGAAGTTAAAAGCTGAAAATATCACACTGGCAGCAATATATAACATATTGTTCACCAATGATATAGTTTGTTCCTTAATTGTAGAAATGTTAAGTGCATTACGTAAATCAGGGCTTTGTCGTTTCCGCGTAAAGCAGCAAGGAAATAAACTGGAACAGTTGACGCTTCAATACGAAAAGAAAATCAATAAAATAGCCGGGAACCGGGCTTTTTTCATGGCTGATGCCAACCAATATGTTGCAGATGAAGTACAACCTGATTTGCTTAAAATGGAATACTCCATTAAAATGGAGTTTGACAAATGCCGGATTGAGAATAGTGCCTTACTTGCCAAAATAGAACTTACAAGATGTATGGCAGAGCTTGCTTGCCTATCCCTTGACAAACGGATAGAAGAAGTCCGTCCATATAATAAAGAAGTAACCGGAATAACATATCTCCGGCTCACTGACGCATTTAAAGTACTGGATGAACTTTCTAATATTTTATATAGGGGGGGGTACTGTGACCTCAATCAAAGCGATAATTGCAAAAGGGGTATGGCTATCATACAACGAAAACTTACTGATTGCGATATTATCAGCCGCGCAATCAATGAGTCAGACAAGTTAAATCCGGCTGATGAAGACGAATAAAAAATGGCAAAATATCGTATAGGAATATCCGAGAATCTATTGGGAGATTGGCGTTATCAATGTCAGATCAAAAGGTTTGGCATTTGGTGGAATGATGAAAGTTTCAGTACTAAAGAAAGAATGTTAGATTATGCTCGTAAACTTGAAAAGGCCGGGCATATAGTGTTTAACTATTTATAAGCGAACAATGAAATTAGAAGGAAAAATTATTGTGGCACAACCGATACAATCGGGTGTCTCAAAAAATGGTAACAACTGGCAAAGACAAGATTTCGTTTTGGAAATTCCCGGCCAATACCCTAAAAAAGTCGCTTTTTCAGTAATGAATAGCAATATTCAGAATTTTGGATTAGCAGTCGGGCAAGACGTTGATATTGAAATAGATATTAATGCGAATGAATGGCAAGGGAAATGGTTTAACTCCATTACTTGCTGGAAAGCAACACTCCGTAATCCGGGACAGCCTACCGCAGCGCAACAGCCCCAAACTTATTATCAGGGGGCATCATCCACCACGGCACCCGTACAAACCGCCATACCTCAACCGCCAGTGGATTTCGGGGAACAAAAAGACGATTTGCCTTTCTAAAGAAAAAAAGGAGAAGGGAGCATTTCGGCTCCCTTCTTATTAATTAATGTTCCACCTTTACGATTTCATTATAAACGATTTTGCTTCGTGGGTTATGATTAACTATCGTTTGTTTATATCCCTTTGTACCCCATCTCCACCATAGGAACTTGTGTTTATATATCCGGCTTATCGCACTTGAAAGACTGTCTCTCACTTCATAAGTAAATGTGCTGTCAGGAATATTTGCATAAAAATCCACCCATTTATCTGAATAATTGAAACAGCTGTCTTTCAGAACAAATACAATACTGTCTTTAGTGACAACTTTTGTGGTTGTGATATATTCGACTTCTTTTGGACGCAGATTCAATTCTTTTATTAGTTTTGCATCCGCACTCCGCAGCTCTTTCAATTCTTCTATGTTAAGCCGTAAAACATGGTTTTCAACCGCATTTAGACTATCCCTAATCTTATATTCTTCAAGCCCAGTACAGAGACTTTTCATATTATCTGAAAGTCGGGCACTTTCCTTCTTCTCTTCCTGCCACAACCGGTACATCAAAAGGGTTGTCGCAAGGAGTAACACAAAGATTACTCCTATACCTATCTTCAATCTCATAATCAATCTGTATATACATTTTTACCAACTTCCGCAATAACTACCCATGCACCATTACAGAAACCATATATCTTACCGTCATTCTCTGGCATTTCAGGTATTGTATTAAGTTTTGTTTCATTGGCAGTGGCTTTGCTAAGAGCTGTTTGAGCTGTACTTTTTGCAGCATCAGCCGTTGTTTGTGCGGTCACGGCCTTTCCATCAGTAACAGCCAACATTCCAGTCAGAGTTTTTTCATTGGTTACTCCTGCAAGGAAGGTTTCAATTTCATTGAAGGTGTCAATGGCCGTAGTCGCATCAACAGTACCAACCAGTTCATCCAAAGCGGTCTTCACCGCATTTATGGACTGTTCCAGTTGGGACTCTGCCAGTTGAGCACGTCCGCTTTCTGCTAAAATATCCGATTTGCTCGCACTGCTGCCACCATCAGAACTTTCCAAAAATGAAGATGAAATAGGAAGTTCATTACATCCTACCATAACATATTGTCCGGTTATCAACCCGTCGACATTCATATCACAGAACTCTCCAACCCCAAGTGCTGTTTTGTAAGGTACATAATCCTTTCCATTAGAACTTTTGTACACAACAACTCTGTTGTTTGCTGCATCTCCAAAATTGATGCTGATAGCAAATTTCCCAGTAGATAACTGTATAGGTTGGCTTTCGTACCAATCCTCTTCTTTAAGAGTAAAATTCAAGTTTGCCATACTACTATGATTTATATGTTTGTTTCCTATATCAATTCCCAACCTTTCCTTACATCATCCATATTTGCAGGAACGCCATTCTCAACATAACTCATTGCAGCCACTATCGCAATAAGTTGTTCCCGGTTATTTCTATTCAGAACAGTATGACGAGATATGCCCGAACGCTTTTCAACTGTGGTAATATACACGTCAGTATTGTTCTCACATGGCGGTGCCCATCGCATAATAACATCTTCAAGTTCGTTGGCCGTACCATCTTTGTCAGTGTCATACTTATTAAGAATATAAGTTTGAAGGGTTTTAAAAGCAGCACGGTAACCGTATGCCATAGTTTTAAACTGAAAGAAACTTTTATCTGTCTGCGTTACAGACAAGCCCTGCCATTTTGTATTATTTCTCCGTATATTCAACGGATTGTTATTCCGTAGTCCCCGTGTCATTTTTATCCTCCTTCTCTTTTTGTGTTTCAAACAATATTTGTGCAGCCAGCCGTGCTATATCATCTTTATTCTCAATGATTATACTCATAGTCTTTTCCGCTTTCCGAAGTTCAGCCTTTTCCCATGATTTCTCACGTACCGATTTAAACTCACAGAAAACGCAATAAGCCGCCCATAACATAGCGAATACTGGAAATGGAATGACAATGCAACATATAAGATCAATCATAACCAGTGTCAGAAACGGATTAAAATATTTCTTCGCTTTTGTCGCTGTCATTTTGTACTTCTTCGAGGTACGAAGCTCCCCACGTTGTTTCGCCTTCTGAATCCCCGAAATAAAATCTATCCCCATTGCGATTATGATAGCTGTCATACTTACCGCTATCAAGACCAAATGTAAAAACAAATGGTCGTGAATGAATGTTTCAATAATGTCGTTCATATCCTTTTGTGTTTGCGTTTATTATTTTTATTCCAATAGTAATTTGTTGATAGCATCAATAAAGGCTGGGGAACATAAACTTGCGTATTCCTTAATCATATTACACTCTTCATCGTTATACTCAATTTCTCCATTGGAGTTGAATATTTTAAATGCGAGGGCATGAGCCTCTATTCCCCTGCCAAGTTGATAAATGATATTGGCAAAATCCTTCTTGTAGTTCTCAACGGAACATCTCGTCTTATCAATATCAACAAATATCTCAATTCTTTCAAAATTTATCCTTTTCATAATCACTTCCAATCATTATCATTTGAAGCACCGAACATCAGTCCTCTTCCCAACCAGTCAGAGTTCGGTGACGGATACATAAAATCCACCAACTGCATACAATGGTGCATGGAACCGCCATTCAATGTTTGCTTTGTTCCATTCGCGTATATCTGAACATTATTATAATTGTCATTTGCATTAACCACGAATATCCTTTGGGTGACGGCAAGACTCAAAAGATAACGGTAGGTTACATTCGATGTTATTCTAAATATAACCGTATCAACTGGAAAACCCGAAGTTTCACCGTTATAATCGTATCTTGGCGAATAGCAAGGAACTGTATAATAAGTTTCGTTAGCAGAGGAAGTCCCGGAAGTCAAAGGTATATAAGTACCGGTTTTATCAGCACCTTTTGTGTACACATAGGCATAGGAGCCGTAAACTACCATAATGCTTCTTTCCCTTGCGCCAAACACGCCTCTACACCATAAGTCAGAAGTGTAGAAACGTAATGACCGGTTATCCTTAGTACCTTGATGATACATATCACCATCAAACCACATTCTTCCATCACTTCCAAAGCTGATTCCTCCAACCGCATCACCAGCAGCATTCACGCAATTCAACCTTGTAAAAGAGCCTGATACACCTTTCAATGTACCTTCAAAAGTGCTGTCACCTGAAATAACCGCACCAGCCGCATAGAGTTTCCCTGCTATACTCACCTTATATGGCGCATCAGTCGGTGTTGTAGCTCCAACCCATAACGGATAGTCACCACCAACAAGACCTGCTGCAACCGTTTTATTATCGCCCTTCATTATCAAAAGCTGATTACCCTGCATGAACCGTAGAATAGCATTTTGAGCCATGATAAGCGGAGTGTACACTGGCACCAAAGAATTAAACTTCTGCCAATAAGTTGTATTTGTCACCGGAATGGAATCACTGGACGTATGAGTTTTCAGACATTTATACGCATTAAACGTATTAGCACCGGTAGTCACAATTGCAATATCCAAGTACCGGGTACCGGAAGTCAAAGCCTCGTCATTGCGATACTCTATGCCTTTAGCCCATTCGGATTGCCGGAGAATACAGCCTTGCAGCCCGTTTTTCCCCGGTTCCCCATTAGTACCGTCAATTCCATTTTTGGCCTTTCTTCGTATTAATATATGCCCTTGCGCCTCCATACCGGATTACTTCAATTTTGCTAATACTTCTTTTGCGATCTCTTTAGCCTTGATACGATAACTCTGATAATCAGTATATTCTTTCAGATATTCGGCACGCTTATCTTCGTCAAGTACCGAAGTTGTATCACGTGCCATTTCCAAGTTAGCGAAAATGGCATCACGCTTATTCGCATCATAACGTTCCATGATAATGGCACTTACAATACTATCATAATCATGCTCTCCTTCAACGTCCACATTTTCACAGACATACTGGTCTTCAACCACCATATCTTCCGAACCGGTCTTTTGAACGGCTTCTCTTCTTTCAAAGTCAAAGTAAATGCGTAACAACGCACCTTCAAGTACAAATTCAACACCAGTCGGCAGTTCTCCTACAAGAGTTCCATAACTTTTCATAAATTACCTCCATTTTTACAATTATTCTTCAAAATAGTAAGCACTCTTCCCGTCACCTAACGAACGCCGTTTGACAATCACATTCTCCACTGGAAAAATCTTCTGACCGTTATTCTCCGCTTCGCGAGCCTGATCCAACACATCTTTCAGATTATAACAGTTCGTTATGAATTTGCTACGTTGTCCGTTCTGTTCAAAAAGAACACAATATCTTCCTTCACCTTGCTTTGTCTTCACATTCGTTTCAAAGTCCACCACTGTTATAGGGACATTGAGAATATCCATCAATCTTGTTTCTTTTACATCGAAGAACTTCTTTCCGTCCTTCGTTCTGCCACTCTGTTTGATACCTTTATCTGCAAAACTCATATCATTATTTGTTATTGTTCTCCATAAATTTTTACAATCTCCCCACTTGCACCAACCCCAGTATGAAGCTCGTATCTCGCGGTTACGTTTCCGGCTTTTTATTCGTTTCACCTTTCGGGCAAAGTTCTTTTTCATATTTTTACGCATCCGAACATTATCTTTCGTGAAGCAATAGCCCAAAAAGTTAATCCTTCTTCCTCTTACTACGTTTTCGCTTTCTATGCTTTTTGTTCTCATTCTTTGTTTCTGTCCCTATCGGAGCAATACAACTGTTTGCTTTAACTACCAACCCAATTTTTGCACTTTCCCGTTCATACGCACGAATAAGAAACAACGCTTCGGACTTAGAACGAGCCAGCATAACATTATCATCGCAATATCTATGCAGGCATTTGACATGATATTTCTCCTTCATTGTATGATCTATCCGACTTGCCGCAAAATTCCCGATAGGTTGGCTTGTAAATGCTCCAATCGGAACACCTCTTCTTCCGTTCAACTTCATTCTCCAATACGTCAACTAACTCTGTTCCGCTGTCATACGATAAAACAGCTATCTCGATCAATTTAATAAATCGTTCATCTTTGAATTTCCTTCTCAATGCAGCAGCAATAAGCTCATGAAGAATACTTTGATAGAACTTTTTGAAATCAGTCTTTACGAACCATTTATATTCCGGGTACCGGCGAAGAAAACGTTTCATTCTCCTTACTCCAAAATGTAATCCCTTTCCCTTGATACACGCACTTGTATCATAAATCAAATTTCTATAAACATCTTCTTCAATCACCCTCATAATTGCATGGTGCAATATACGCCACGGAAAATATTTCTGTTTGACAATATCTCGAACCTTTCCTGCATCACTTTTTACCTTCATCACGCTATAATCCGGTACCGGAAAATCCAATGTCAGAATCATCAACTGCAAAGCTCGGAGGTCTTCTTCTGGGTGAAGATTATGCCGCCTGATAAAACGATTTTTCTTAACCTTCCCATCTTGTGCCTCTCTGTCCGCTTCACGCAAATTGTTTATTTCTGCAATGCGTTCAAGAATATATCCGACTCTTTTAGGTTTCTTTCCACCGTTTGCTTCTATCCGTTTATTGTCAGCCTCTATCCTTTCCGCTATAATTCTATCAATTTCATTATGCGACAGACTCTTCCAATCAATATCACTTCTTCCAATATTCACTGCTGCTTTGTTTTAAAATTTACACCATACTTCCAATTTTGTCTTGTTCAGACCATTCTAATTATTCCGATAACTGCAAGCTGTTTTTGCTTGCTTGAATAATTCGCCCGGAGCTTTCGAGAACCAACCTACTAACACCGCTTGTCGCCTTTCGCAAATAGGGCAACCTTTCCGCATTCTTGATTTTCTGACATCGTAACCAATTGATTACTACGTTGCAACGATATAAATCCTGCAAGGTCATGGCTCGGAGAACTCGCAGATTACTCTACGATAAATAAGTATGGCGAGAGCCGATATTCGCATTCGAGTTCGACCAATCGTTATTCGAGTTCGCATAAGCGAGGCCGCAATTCGCACCGTTATTCGCATTACCGCCCCAAAGAACCAGCTCTTGTTCCCCTCTACCAACCGTCCACGCCTTTCGGCTTTCGTCCCGTTGTCCGTTGCCGTAAAACGAGAAGGTGGACGGGTTTTAATTGATTGAAATTCAAAGAACTAATCTTTCAAAGTCTGTCATGCAGCCATCAAAGATGCACCGCTAACAAATGTTAAATCTCCAAAATACGCAAGGCGAGAGCCGACAACCGCAGACGAGCCCGACCAAGCGGGATTCGAGTACGCAGAAGCGAGGCCGCAATACGCACCGTTATACGCAGTACCGCCCCAAAGAACCAGCTGCCCAGTAGTGTTTGCCCATGAATAATCAGCCCAATAGGAAGTGCTGCTTCCACCGATCTTTTTCGGGAAAATATCAAAATGTTCCCCAAGAATTATTTCCTGCACTTGGCCGGAAACTGTCTGCCGGGTAGCTTGTCTGTATTCGCCATTTGGATGCGCAGCCAATTCAGCAGTAGTTGGTAAACGGTTTCCCTTATAAATGAAAATCTCAGTTCCACTTTGAGCACTATTGTTGGAACTACCACAAAATACTCCTTGCAGAAATTCCCATTGCCACCCATAAGGATCTTCTATACCCATCATGTTCACCCGTGAGCAATCCACCCCAGTATTACTTCCATTCACCACAGAAATAGCAATTTTACCCCAGTTGTCACCGAGACTTTTTGTTGCACCAGTTTTCAAAGCTGCCGCAGCAGCCCACAAATCTTTACTGGAGCTACCACCTACACCATAACCGAGTTTGGCTTGAATATTGGTATCTCCATATTGGGACAGTCCCAACATCATAATAAGTTTTCGCTGATCGTAATCAGTCAGCCCCCATTCCTTACCATTTACTTGTGCAGCAGTCCAAAATGCGTTGATCGTCTTGCTGCCTGCCGGTGCAACTCCTGAACGTGAGACAAGTGCACTACCTGACATGGAGCCTTTATATGCCCCAATACAATTATACATTCCACCGTTTGCCCCACCGATAAATTCACCGCCAATAGGTAGCATCGAGAGCCATAAGACTGGTAAACCACTCACACTGTCAGTCTGTACACGATAATACAAACGTGGCCCTATCCACATCACGTGCCCTTTGGTTTCATCTACCGCAGTACCATCAGCAAACACCGCACTATTGGTAGGGGACATTTTAGCAGCCCTTCCATCATTCGTTACGAGATAACGGCCACAATACAACTTGTATTCCGTCCATGCAGCAGTATTACCTATAACACCATAGTTTGTGCTACTTTGGGTTGATTGTTTGATTGGAATCCCCCAAGCCACCTGCCTCAACATTTGTTCATCGCCATTATTGATAGCGTTCATGAAGTTTTCTACGGTAATGCGTCTAACACTACCACCAACTTCTACCAGCACTGTATTGGAGCGCAGAATGGAAGTCACCAATGTTTCATTTCCTAATCCTTTAGTTGCCATAATATTATCTTGTTTTTGTTAATTAAATTTACATTCTGCCAAAACATCAACATCATATTGAGTCCCGTTCCTATCAGTTTCCGTTGTTGTCACAGATATGGAATTTATTGTAGAATGCTTCAAACTCTTCCAGTTTTCCTTATCCATCACATCCATAGTCCACGATGCGGAAGTAGGAGTATAAGTTGATCCAGTAGTCATATTTACAATCTTGGCACTTACTGTAACGGGCTGTCCGGTATCAACCTCTTTGTTGGAAGAAGTTATATAACACACAATCTGAAATTCATCTGCCGTGTCAACAATGCGTACCCCGGCACGTGCTATCGGTTGTGAAGCACCTGAAGATTGATAAACTTCCGCTATGAACAACTGGGTACCATCCACATCACCACGAGTAACAGTTATACTCTTTTGCCCGTTCTTATCAGCCCAAGCCGTCGTGTCCTTATACCATTTTACATAGTAATCGGTAATCGCATTGGCACCAGCATACAATTTTGTAGTCAATGTGCAACTTGTCACTTGGCTTGTCAGCTGTTCAGTACTCGCAAGAATGGCAAGATAGTAAGAGCTGGCTCCCATATTCTGAATGGCAATAGGCAGTTCCCCGGTCAAATTATACTCAACACCTGCCGTAGAAGCGACACATGAATAAGTCAATGTATCTCCCGCAATATTCGTTTTGCTCGCCAAGTTTCCGATAATTTTAATGGCACCGGTACTGGTATTCAAAGAGAATTTGCCCGTACTGTCTTTTTTCCAACCTCCACTTTCCGTGCCGTTAAAATTTAAAGCCACTCCATTGTAAGCCCAACTATGGCGCGACAAACTGACCGCCAACCCACGCGCTGAAGTCACTTTGGGTGTCCGTACCGGCTGATTCGCAGCTATACTCCAATCAGGAGAGACAGCCCCACTTGCTTCATCTACGGCCTGAAACAATGGAATGCCATTATTTTCAAAAGTCAGCATCAAACTGTCATTGGAACGAAGACGTTTGATTGTGATGCTATTTTGGGCACTATAATTTTCTGCCATATTCCCAACCTCCTTCTGATATAATTTTATTCATGCTTGTATTAGTATAAACAATACCGTCCAACAACAGTATTCTATCTTCCAGTTCTCCATCAAGAGAAGGCAGACACATTACCTCCTTTTCATTCAAGACAATGGATTCTCCCTTTACTAAGTGCCCCAACAACAGAACCCCGGCATCCAAAGCCTTTTCCTTATTTGCTACAACATACCTCATGTCAATTATTTATATATATGTTCCCGTTACTGTCCGTATATTCATTTGTTCCATCTGTTAATACAGAGAAAGCCTTTTTCTGCTCGGCCTTAATGTACACATCCAACCAATCATCAAGATAAGTTTCACCAATACCGGTTCCATCCAACATTATCACAGTTTTTTCTCCTTCCTGCCATTGTACCCCGGTCTTATTTGCACTATCCGTAAACCATACCATGCGGATAATCGGTGCCGGTATCGGCACAATTTCGCCATTCCACTGTACCATAGCTATATTCCTGTGCAGGATTTCATCAGGATTGATGGAAGCCTGACTTGCCGGTATGCACGTAAATTTGGGATAAACACGATTGACGGAGAATTGCTGTCTTGCAACCTCCTTTCCACCAACCTTCACCAACAGCAAATAATCCCCTTTCTCGATCAAACGCAAATCCATTGTCAGACTGGTTAAAGACAAAGCCACAATTTCGTGATTTGCAGTAGTCATCCTCGTTTGACTGGATATGCTGTTTACCTGATAAAGTTCAATCGTATATCCGGTAGTTATTTTATTCACTCCCTTTGTTACCATAAGTGGAATGGTGCGCTCGTATGAATTTTCATCCAAAGCCGCATTCCTATTGGCCGTAGATGCGGAAATCAATTTGTTGGCTACCTTGTAATCATACAACAAGAGTTTGTCAAGAAATGGATTGTACTGGATTATCTGACTATCCCCAATAGACAAACCGTAGGTATCTTCACTCTTATCTACCGTTGTCAATATGATAGGGTCAGTCTTAATGGGAATATTCACCCCAAGCCGGGTATCAGCTATCAGACCCTCAAAATGCAACTCAAAACTTTCACCCGGAGCCACATTTCTGCTTATGGTAATGGCACCGCGTGTATCTCCAACCGTATCTATACTGTACTTCCCATTCCATGAACTGATTGCAGAAATATTCTCTCCATTAGCAAACCAGTTCATTTCTGCCAACAAAGAATTGACATAAGGCATATCCCAGCTACCGTCAGCGGCATTCGCTATGACTTCCGGTAAAATCACCAGCGGAGTAACCCCACGGTCAGGATCATATTCATTTGCCACCGGATTATAGACCTGATTGGCCGGACTGTTCGGTGTCATTATCTTCAAGCTTACTGCAATCGTAAGCGGTTGAAACTCTTTTCTGATTCTTTTCTTTTCACTCTCTATCATATCGTCACAATTGCTTCTACTGATGCAGTATCATTTGTTGCCGTTATGGTAAACAAGGTACTTACCACTGTTACTGAATTATTTCCTAAATCACTAATTTCCTTTGTGTTATGTATCGTTATTGAACCGTTGAAATCTTTATGCTTGATATTCCAAGCTTCATCATCGGCGGTATCTCCACTATCCCTTCGGATAGTCCATTGTCTAACTGTGTCTGTAATATCCTCCCAACCTTTAAAGACCTTGCAAGTAATTTCCATTGATTCACCATAAGCAAGAAAATTGTCACCTTGCGTATCAATCTCAATGCGTACCGGTGCATCTATCTGTAACTGTTCGATTGTGCCGGTCATATAAATGTTATTCAGATAAGCGGAATAACCGGTCATATCCAACCCGAAGATGTTGAGATTGCTCAAATCCCCATCCTGCATTGCAACCATACTCTTTGTAAACTCCCAGTCATTTACCCCTACCAAGAAACGGCGGTATGTCCTCGTCTCATAAGCGGAAGTCTGGCGTTCCTTGTTTGTAAAGTTGCCATAAGCGACAAAATGCAAAGCCTCACACGGATGGAAAGAATATTGCCAACGATCAGAAACACCACGAAGCACATAGCGAAACCTTTTGTTTGTTCCGGCATCCAATATTTCTGTAATACGAAAATAGATTGTACAGAAACCGGCAAACATACGGTTGCCACGGCTATCATCTATATCAGATACCGCATTATTCCCCGGCGTTTCATAGTCATGGAAATACCCCATGCAAATATCATCCACAGCCACAGCACCTATTTCACCGTCTTGTAATTTCAAACTTATTGTCCCGGAACGTAGCAAGTTACCATCAGCATCATAATCAGGCTCAACACTCTCTATAATTCCAGCACCGGGAGAACGCCATTTGTCACCAAGCACAATTTCAGCACGGTTAAAACGCAATTCCGGCACCTCTAAAAACCTGCGTAACGTGAGGCTTTCCATATACCCACGTCCCATGCTGTCTATTTTCGCCCCAAAGCCGGTCAAACCCTCTGCAAAACCGCTTGCACCAAAGATAGCACCGGCTAAGAAGCCGATAAGCCCAGCTGCCGTATCATTGTGGGTGCGCGAAAGAAAAAGCTGATTGCCCAGTGAACGGATGATAGACTGTATCTGTTGGGTATTCAAGCCGCCGGTTCCCTGCCCACCACCTGCAATAGAGTCTATCTGATTTTGGATTTTTTCAAGCGATCCAACAGCCTTTTCCTCCCGAAGTGTCATAGTGTACTTCGGTATCATATCTTCTCCCTCTTTGATAATAAGGGTATCAATAATGATGCTGCCTTCAATACCAAGATCGCTATCAGTGAATAGCATCAAGTCCCCTTCTTTCAAAGTATCATGTATGCTTGCTTCCCCCCTTGCAACAGCCTCATCATGTTGGCGTGCCATGAAAATATCATCCACCTTCGGTTCATACGAATAGCGCACATAGTCATTCTTTGCAAGATATTTTTTCGCGGTAGCAAGCAACCGTTGTGAAGCGGCCTGAATATAAACGTCCGGCATATCAATATAAAGCAGGACAAACTTGTCACCGGACTTTATATTGTAATCCTTGTATGGGAAATATAATTTCAGACTTTCATCATATACACGGTTACAAGTCAGCACATATTTATTGCCCTTCTTCTCACATTTGGTTATTTCAAAATCCCGGCCACCACACATGCCGTTTTTCATGCTAATGGTGGCTGTTTCAGAAGTCAGGTAATCGTTTATATTGAAACCAACATCTTTTAGCGTTATTGTAAAAGGTGGGACATCTTCACCTTCCTTCAGGCTATCCATTGTACCATCATCTGTCAGTTGTTCGGCATCAGCCACTTCGTCAAGATTGCCATTATCCCCGGCATCCAATGATACATAAATACCTGCATCTTTCAACTGTTCGGCGGTCATACCTTCCATTGAAGGACATATTTCTTCCAAATCACCGGTACCGTCAAAATAAACACTCCCTTCCCGAATGCCAAGCACAGCAATATTCTTGCTGTCAATATATGGATCAAGCGTTGTCTTAGGAAAATCAGGTAACATCAGATTTTCCACGGCCATGTTATTCGGCAAATAATTGGTAAGAGAACTGTTTGAGAGCTTATTATAATACCGGTTAGGCATATTTCTTGTACTACCGTATGCACGCAATCGCGTAATAATCTGTTGATCCGCATCGGCTGTACGTTGAATTTCGTACAAACCGTTTCCACGTCCATACTTGAAAATATTGCCCACAGCAATACCGGCAGTACCGATTGTTATTGTTCGGCCACGAATAACAAAGTTCGCACCAAATTTTGAATTGAACAACTCCAATGCACCCCATACCTTTATATTGTTCACATCAATGTTTACATTGGTAGTGCTCACATATTCAGGGTGTACGGCAACCGTCCATTTTTGTGCTCCAGTATATATACGGTCAAGATTTACTTGAACACGGTCTGCCAAATCTTGTATAGACGAAGCGAAGAAACTGAACTTAGGCAAAGAAGTGAAGTGTATCTGATTATCACTTTTCACATAATCAAGAAAATCACATCGCGTCAATTCATCTCCCGGCCAGTTGAACTTTACGTTATCATAGACAAACGCTTCTCCCGAAGTTTTTCTTGCCGCCTTTTTTAATGCCGTAGGATCATAGTTTATCTCAAACTTCTCACCACGGTACATAACATAGTCACCTATCTCAAAAAGAATGGGTACGGCACTTTTCAGAGTGCTTGTCACAAAACATGCACCCATCCATGTACCATTATACTCCAAACCTTTCAGTGTACAACGTACCGTATTGCCAGTTTTATCATAAACCTTCCATGCCATACAGCTATACTTTTTCAACCAATGCAACTATCTTTGTCGGTTCCGCAACACTATACGAGGGGATTATTTGAGTTCGAGGATCAGTTACTCTGAATTTTACCGGGAAGGTCAAGACTTCATCCATATTGGACTTATTAAATTCAAAATCTCCAACCTCCAGTAAGTAAAGTCCTTGCCGCCCGATACCCGTGTGCGAGTTATATATTTTCAAGGTGGCACCGTCACCATTTTCTCCCGTGAGATAGTTTTGAAAGGCCATAATTTTATCGTATGCAGTACCCAAATCTCCCTTATAGCACATCTCGGCTTCCAAGTCGTATGCCTTTAATAGCAGCTTATCGGGTATGTAAGTATCTTCACCGTCTTCATCCGGCCAATCCCGTTTGGGTAAATCTTTCGTTTCCCCACCCGGCTTGAACGGAAATTCTGTGCACACAATTCCAAAATGCGCCAAGCTGTCTTTGACTGGAGCATTCTCGGTAGTTTTCTGCATCAAAATAGAATACGGTTCGTTCATATACATATATTAAAAAAGAGCTTGCCGCAGAGATATTTAGTCTCCACAACAAGCTCTATGGCCTTATACTTTAATCTTATTTCAACGCAAATATAATTGTATTTTCTATATAATCATAGAAAATAATGCCATAAAAGCATTTTTTAGTAGATTATTATACTCAACCCCTAACTTGCTTCCACGTGTATGTTGAAAAACATAAAAAATATCATTTGTCATAATTTTATTTATTAATACTTTTGTATTTAATTATAAAAGAGGTTATTATATGTTAGGAGTTTTAGTTTGGATAGTAGTGATTCTTCTGATCTGCTTTAGTGTTACTGGGTGGCATTGGATTATATTTTATGTAGTCATACTACCATTTTCAACATGGCTATTTTTCTTCTATGTCGATTTTCCCGAAAATCGTTTTAATATAAAAAGATTCAAGAATGACATAAAATATTTATTAAATAAATTACATAAGAAATGAAAAAAAATATATTATTCTTTTTGCTTTATACTATTATGTGTTTTACTTCCTATTCGCAGAACAAACAGATTAGTTATTCATCTGTAAATGGGCTTGTAACTTACGACAATGGTTCAGGTACGAAAGCCGATATTGGTGCAAAATTATATATTATACCATGTAAATATTTCAAACAAGATATTGAATTAAAAAATGACTCTATACAAATGGGGTATGAATCTTTGTTACAATACATCAAATGGAAAGAACTTGTTGGGCAAGAACAAGCAATAGCCAAATTAAAAGAATATGACTTTTACATTTCCGCTGAAGAACAAATTAGGAGAGAAGGTGAATTAGCTATATGTTTGGTTGATATTCTCAAATCAAATAAAGTAAAATATAGTTGTACGATTGACAATACGGGAAAATATAAAACTACAATCCCTTATGGTAATTATTATTTTATATTTAAATCCGCAAATAAAAGCGTAGATAAGTCTATACTTAATGGTCGTGGAACATATAATATTTATAAAATCAAATTATATTCTAAATATAAAGATATTAGTACGTCTTTTAACGCTGACTACCATTAAATATTGAGCTAACATAATCTGGCTAATGTTTTCGCGTATAAATTATAATTAGGCTGGCTCCAAAGTCAGCCCAATTTTATTTTGTGCATTTTGCCACTCTTAGCCAAAAGTATTCAGCTTTCGAGATATTTGTTAAGCGCATCTCTCAATTTACGAATTTCATCATTTGAAGATACTATTTCGGATATTTCATCTTCACATGCGCAATCGCACATTGAAATAAGCATACCTTTTATGCCACCTCCCTTTTCTATTTTAGCATCTTTTGAGAACATTTCTATCGGGAGAAACTCGACTACCCCTCCGCTGTCAAAACTTACCGAAGCCGCAGCGTTTTTCTTTTCCCATTCCTCCACCTCACTACATGACATATAAGCCGTTTGACAATTTTCTAATTCTGGCTTCTTTTGCTCTATCATATCTAAATAGAACTGTATAGCCATTAAACCTTTCTCTGTTACCGTATTGTCTTTTGCAATAAGACCATTTACTTTGAATGTTTCTACAACGCATTCTTTGTTGCTCATAAATTCTACTAATTCCATATTGATTTATTATTTATAGTGGATAAAATTTGTATTTTCTTGCTGTAATTGGAACACGGCAGGATAGTTCCTTTTTGAATATTGTTTTCTAAGGTATGATATTAAATTATCGAAGTTGGTAATGAATCCCTCGTTGATTAAATCAGCCACCTTCTTTTCAAGCTGCCACAGTTCGCGTTGTTTGCTTTCATCACCCTGCTTGTTGCGAAGCATTTTCTCATGTGAGTTAAACACAACCCAATTCAATGCTTCCCCAACCTTTTGCATTGCTTTCGGCATAAACTCTTTAGGAACTATCTTCTGAACGGCAGAGCCAAGTTCTTTGTAAGCATCCCCGGCATCGTTTCGATAGCGAATCATTTCATCGTACACAAACCGTAATACTTTGACTTCAAAAGCCGGATTTATCCACATAGCAAATTTGATAAACAGAAGCGGATTCATCCAAACTTTATCGGGTGTTTTGCCTTCTTTCGTATTTCTACCCTTAACTTTTATAAGTAGTTGATTTTCACCAATGAGCATTTTTGCTCTATGGCTTTCATCCTCTGCAAGAGCTTTCAAAAACTCTGATGTATTATCAGATTCTAAGAATTTACTCATTTGCCTTCTCGGATTCCCTTCTACATTATTCCACTGCCGAAGCAATTCAGTTCCGTCAAAATAACCATCACTCGTGCGCTGAACCACAGAAAAACTATCAATGTATCGCACCATTTCTTGATTTGTTTTCATATTATAAATTTAGATTTTACTTAACAAAGATTTCTCCCTTTTACGGGAAAGTTCACGCTTGTTTTCTTCAAGTTCTTCCCAACGATTAATAATTTTGGCTCGTAAGTTTGCATCATAACCACTTGCGAGAAGAAGACAATCCTTTTTGGTGAGAATGTAACAAGACACTTCTTTGCTTCCACCGTTTGGCATAGGTTGAGGTCTTGATGATAATTCAAAACTGAATTGTCGTCTATCTTCCAGTTGTTCAAGGATATTGCGAATATCTCGCATTACATTTGAATGAGTTTTGCCCGTAATTTCTGCAATCTGTAAGGAGGTCATTGTTCTTTTTTTACCTTTTCCCTCATCAATAGGTATTAACTGATTAAAATTTTCCATATCTTTGCACTATAAAGTTAATGTTTTCCCCATCAGCGGCTCGGACATCTCCGCTTTTGGGGAATTATTTTGTCCGATCTTGTAGTAGGCAGGGAATCGAACCCCAATACGCCATTACTCGTACCTACTGAACCCTCCTTAATATAATAGTCACGCTTGACATAATAATAAAGAGAAAGGGCAAATCCCGATGAAGCCTAATGTGGTTGCCTGCCTCAAAGAGAATGCCCTATAATATTTTATTCCAGTTCATGACAACCACGAAATGAACCTAACAGCATTGTTTCCGACACAAATATAGAAACGATATTTTCACCATACAACAACCTAAAAATCAATAAAATAAATTCGGTAAACATCAGTAACAAACGGTAAGAATCGGTAAATAAAAACAGTTATATTTACTCTAAAATTTAGACATAATATAAATAATGCACGTATCTACCGTATTGTGACGAGATATTGGTTACAATTTATGATACCGTTCAAATAATTTAGAAATATAAAAGACTGTAAATAAATATATTGCAGAAAACGTGTTAGTCCCCATTCTTTTTATATCTTACCATAACATTGCCTTCGGATTCTATTTTACAGTTTCCACCATGAACATATACATAAACTTTAGCCACATCGCTTTGCCTTACATGTAGTTTAGCCCGATCATATACACTCACAAAAACTTTGGCGCAATCTTCCACTTCAAGAGTCAATTCACTATCATGGCGCAAATGGAGAGTAGCGGCTGTAAATTTACCGAAAGAAAGCTTGCCTGAACATTTACCGTTCAGTACATATACACCATTGTTGCCTCCGGTCACTGGTTCATCAACAAAAATAAGGTTTTGATGAAGCAGGCTCCGGTCAAAATTACCTTTTATATATTCCACCGTCGGATAATCGTGTTCAATACAAAAATCAATGCCCCGTATATACATTCCGATCAATTCTTGCTGGCTTTTATTGTTTTGCCAGTCACCTTGCCATTGTGTGCAGAGGCCATACGATACGGCATGACCTCTCAATTCACTATTCAATCTGTTCATAATCATATATTAAACTTGTTTACACCGTTTATATTCCTATGTAGTATATCCCTGATTTCTTCCACAAATTCCACATTCTTTGCTGTATTTATCTGTATCATTGTCAGTTGTTGTAATTGTGCTTGTGCTATTACATTATAGGCCGGGAACAATTCTTCAACCAATCTGCGCACATACTCCCGTTTAACACTCACGTCAGCCCGGATTGCATTTATATAAGAAGCCAAAAGGTTAGCGGTATTTTCAGTAACATTCTGTATGCCTTTAGATAAACCACTTCCACTGTCTTCTTCCTCTTCCTTCATACTGATACCATATTTCTTTTCCATATAGTTATTCAGTTTGTCAAGCATGGAATAGTAATCATCGGTTTTCTCACTTACCCCCATTAGATAGTCCGCAATACTTTCCAACTCCTTTTCGTCAAGAGAGAAATCCTTGCCGAAATAACCACTCATTCCATCCTCACCAAAAAGCATCTTTTGAAGCTGTTGCATGGCCGGTTCCAAAATACTTATTTTGAGAATGGAGTTCATAACATCACCCATAATGTCGGCAACCTTATTTTTGAAAGCTTCGGCACCATCCTCGCCTTTCTGCCATGCCTCATACAAGGCATCTCCCAGCTGTGAAGCCCAGTCTTTCAAATTAATGCCATAAAGAGATTCAGCCGTTTCTTCGGCAAAATCCTTTATTTGCTGTTTCATCTCCGCAATCTGATTCTCATAATCAGCCACCTTGCTATCATCCGTCTTCTTCTTGTCAATTTCGGCTTGCCGTTGTTTCTCCAATTCTGAAAGTTGTTCTTGCATCAAGGCACGTTGATACCCGTATGCACCACCTTCATCGTATGCCGAAACACGTTTTTGAAGTTTTTCCGCTTCCTGCTTATATTTCTGCAAAGACATCAAATCGAAGATGTTGATCTTTCCCTTATTGCGTATTGCACCAATCTGATTATTTAATTGATTCAACCGGGTACGGTCATTTTCTGCATCTACAAGTTTTAGTTCCGTGCCACTGCCCAAAAAACGTTCAAGAATACCGTCAATTTGTTCGTATATATATTGCAACTGTTGAGCACGAAGTTTACTCTTTTCAATAGCCTTATCGAGTTTCTTATCATGCGCTTGTGCTATCTTCCCAATCCAATTTACAGCTTCACCAGCAGCGGCAGCAATACCACCAACGATTCCACCTTTGGCGAATCCCTGCCCGATATTGCTTATAGAAGACATGGCATCCTGCACATTACCCATCGTGTCGGCCATACCCTCATTGCCCAAAGCATCGAACATGGAAGACATCTGTCCTGCAAAATTGCCGACAAGATCAGCACTTTCAGCGGCACTTTCTCCCAACCGTCCGATTTTCTTTTCCAGTTTGTCGCTGTCTTTTTCAGAAGTAAAAAGTTCTTTTACATTCTTCGCTAAGGTTTTGAATGGATTTACAGCCAACTGTGCATCTTGCAACTGGGGGATGGCTTTTATCAATTTATCCAACAAAGAATAAGCACCCTTAACATTTTCAATACTACCATCATCTTTCGTAAAAAAAGAAGTAAATCCATTGGGCTTTCCATCGCTATCATAGGAAACCTTTGCATTATTCTTGATTTCCCTTGCGATACGTTCAGCCTCTTTCAAATCAGAGAATGAACGTTGCTCTTTATCTCCAAATATTTTCTCCCATTCAGGTAACAATTGTAATAAGGTCGATTTTAATTCAATCAGCTTCTTATTATATTCATCAAGATAAGCCTTCTGAACATTGTTTAGACCTGACGTATCACCAACCAACTCCCCATTTTTTCCGACACTTAATCCAGTCTTTGATGCGTACTGTTCACTTAATATTCGTATCTTTTCTATCGTTGATCTTGCATTGGCAATAACCTTTGTATCATCAAGTGCAATACTTACCTTATCTTTCTCAAATGCCTCTTTAGCATCCTTCCACACCTTAAAAAATTGCTTATATAATGGGCTGTCTTTACCTCCTAATATACTTTCTGCTTCATCGTCACTCAAAGTGAATGGAAGATCAACAGCCTTTTCTTTGAGTTTCTTTTGTACTGTATCTATTAAATATTGCGCTTCATTCTCATAATCAGTCAAAAAACCAAAAGCATAAGTTGAAGCATCCTTCTTACTTGCACCGGCATTGATAAGCTGCTTGTATATATCCCATTTCTTTGAAACATCAGACACGTACCTTTCAAGTTCCTTTGTGGCCTTATCCGAAGCTTCTTTCATAGCGTTGGCATCAATATCCAAAAGCACTTTCCGTATAGAAACTTTCAATTCCCTACGCTCTTTGGTCTTATCGTCAAGCTGGTTAAGAATCTTATTCAATTCATCCCGATAATTTACAATATTCACCGGTTCTTTACCTTTAAATAAGGAATCAAAAATACCCGATTCTTTAACCTTGCTGGCAGCTTCTCCCTTTCCAACAATGTCAGTCCACTTCTTATATTCAGAATATGCCTCCTTTAGTAAGTTTACCCGTTCTTTCAATCTTTCGGCAAAGGCATCCTTTTTGCTCTTATCCTTATTTGGATCAGTGAGAGAAAAACCGATTTCTTTAGCTCCTTTCTCACCGGCTTGCATTGTGTCGAAAGCCTTTTTATAATCTGATACAATTTGCTTCTGCCAGTCGGGAAGTTTTGACAAGTCAATAGCTCCAATACCTGACAAATCTATTCCGGCTTTAATCAATACCGGCTTCAATTGATTTGTTGTCTCTTTAGCTTCCTTGTATCCTTTTTGTATTCCTTCAATGATTTTCTCTGAATCTGTGGAAACCTTTATTTGGGCTTCAAATTGCCCATCTGTGGCTTCATTGAACTTTTTCTGCAAATCAGAAAAACTTTGACTGGCTTCTGTATATTCAGCATTAATCTTGATATTGAACTCTTCTTCAAGAGTCTTCTCGTTAAAGAAGTCTCGCATATATTTCGGCATCTTCTCGAACGTATCAAAGAAAGAACTTATATCCAAACCGATAGCTATTTTCTGCGCATCACTCAAATTCTCCAAATCCCAGCCGGCAGCTTTCAGCCTCGACTTGTACCCAGATAGGAAGTCTTTCATATCCGGCAATACATCTTCCATATAAATACGCTTAGAGTTTTTCCACGCTTTCCGCAATTGAAAAATATCATCTCTATATCCTCCAGTGAAAGGCAACTCATTATTCAGGCTGGCCAATGCTTTGGGGTATTCTTTGAGAATGGATAGCTGTTCTTTCAGCGGTTTACCCGAAGCGGCTTTGGCAAAATCACCATGTTTGGCTATAACTTTCTGCATGGCGGTGGAATACTCGATATAGCTGCCTGACATGCGGCCAATAATCTTGTTTACCCGTTCCTCCGCATCAATGTAGTCATTGATATTTTCAAGAAAACTGTCATCAAAATAACCGTCAGTCGCTTCATTGGCATGTTCAGACGTACCTTTTATGGCATTCAACAATCTATAAGCCTCTTTTGTATCATTCAAAGCATTCCGAAGCAATATATATTGTTCTGCAAGGCTTTTAACCGTATTTCCTTCATCATCAGTCTTAAACGTTTCATTAAAAGTGTCTGCCCAAACTGGAGAATAATCCTTTAATGCTGTTTTCATTTCTTCAATAGAAGAAATCAGTGAGGCATCATTCGCCTTAAAAGGATCAACATCAGCAAATTTTTGAGCTTCTTTCGTTAAATTCTTGAAACCGTCTTGTGCTCTTGTTGTCAGCTCGGAAATACGCTCGTTCATTTCGTCAGCCTTTTGCCCGGACTTATACCATAATTCAGTAATGGCAAAAAGTCCAGCGAACAAATACATGTATGGATTGAACAAACCCTTAAAAGCAGTCCAAACTTGTTTGGCTCCATAACTAAGCATTGTCATTGCCACACGAGCTTTTCCAGCTGACATAGCCACTTGAAGTTCAGCTTTTGATATATTAAGTAATTGGGTAATATGTCCTGCCTGACCTGATTTAATTTTCCCAAGTGTTATCAACCTCAACGCTTGTTCTTTGTTCAATGCGCCACTAACAGCCAATGCCCTCCATTCTGCGGTAGTCATAGCATTTCTTGAAGCAATCAATCCTTTTTCAGCGGCAGTTAAAGTGCGGTAATTGGAAGCCATCACTAAATCCGCTGCTGTTTTCTGTTTAGCTGCGAGTGTTCCTTTTATTAATGTAGCATTTGCCACTCCCATGGCACGTGATCCTGCATAAACCGCAACCCGATATGTTCCAAACGCAGCTGTGGCCGCTGTTATAAAAGGTACAATTTCTTTCCAATTTTGAGCAAGGGTGGTAAGGCTTTCGGCAGTCCATTTCAATGTACTACCCATTGACTCCGCAATATCACCAAGCATAATGTCAATCGCATCAGCCAAGTTCTTCCATTTGGACTTAACTGATTCTGAAAGAACTTCCTGCATATTATTAAACATGCCACCATCATCCGTAAGTTCCCAAAGAACATCTTTTACATCCTCAAACGTAACCTTCTTTTTCGAGATCATATCAAGCACTTCACCGGCACTGACAATGCGGCCTTCCAACTTGCTGAATCGCTCGGCCAGTTTATCCACCATAGGAATGTTCGCTTCCGTCAATTGTCGTAATTCCGTTCCTTTCAAGAATTTAGCAGCCTTTATCTGACCGTAGGCCAATATGATACGTCCCATATCAACACCTACACCGGCTGATATATCAGCCAGCCTTTTCATGGTATCATACAATTCATTGTATGGTATAGAATACGCGGAAAGTTGTTTGGCATACTGATTCAAGTCCATAACCCCGAACGGAGAAGCAACAGCCAGTTTCTTAATCTGATTGAATATGGTTGTAGCTTTGCCTTCATCTTGCAAGATAGAGGCCATTGCAATTTTCTGATTCTCCAACTCACCACCAATATCAACCACTGCACGTAAGAAATTTTGTGCCGCATAAATGGAGTATAGCCCCAAAAATTCATTTCTTAATTGTCCGACAATACTCAACTGGCTGTTCATTGCTCCATTCATATTGAGAGTGGCTGTCATGTGCCGCCTTGCTGCATTGGCTGATCTCTCACGGGCATTAGCCAAATCCAGTTCCGCTTTGGCGGCACGGGCGGCTCTTTGTCGCGCAAGCTCACGTGCAGCTGCGGCAGAAGCCTCCGCTTTGGTTTGAATGGCTGCGGCTTTGGCGGCGCGTAAATCACTTGCTGTAAAGTTTGTATTCAACCCGGCGGCTTGCAAGGCGGCACGGACAGCTTGTGTGGTACTGGCCTTATCCACTACCACATTGATCTTAAACTTCTCACTTTGAAGCAAAGTCTTCATATCGCCAACCAACTTCTTCTTGTCAAAACCCACATCAAGTTTTGCCTGCAAGTCTTTGGTGATTTCCGCTTTCAATTTTTTACGTTGTTCCGCTGTCTTATCACGGAACAGTATATCAAAATATAAATTACCGAGATCAGCCATATATTATTGTGTTTGTGTTACTTATAATCATTAATGTTAATTGCTGTTTCTCCATTGCCATACTTATCTTTCCAGCGTTTGGCAGCATCCTCTATTTCGCTTACGGAAGGGGATTTGAAGTTCTTCGTATCGTGCTTCTTTTCCTTGTTGTCCTTGTCACAATCTGTAACCACAATAGACACATCCATTGCCAATAGTTCAATTTGTGCATTTGTAAGTACCCAATAAATACCAAACAAGGGCTTGCTTATTGGAATCCCAAATACTCTCAAAGGCTCTGTCAGCCACGGATAGGACTTGCCTATTTCCCACGTTTGTCCGTAGCTGGTTCGTGAAGGATATGCTCTGCTTCCTCTTTTGTCATTGTCATCATCGTGTCCTTCATCGCGGTCAGATATATGGTAGCAGTCAAGTAGTCTTCCACTGGAATTTTTTTTTTGCCGACGGCTATAACCTTCATCAGCTCATGATCTCCATATTGTTTGATATAAAAGAACCATCGCCACAAGAAAGGATAGAAGAACTTGATCTTCCAATATCCGTTCAAAATGATAGCGGCTGCACATTGGCAACTGATCTTATCATCATTTCCCGATTTCTGCATGGTACTGGTGAATTTGCGTATAGTCCCTCTTTTCAGCCATGAAATACCATATTTCTTTCCTCGGACTTCCACATAGTCCACACTGTCTTCCAACACATCATTCAATAGCCTTTCATCCTCCGGTGTAGGAAGTGTTATGTCATTCTTCTTTGTCATATTTTATCGTGTTTTATACGAAAAAAGGTGGTGGCCGGTATCAAGTAGCTCACCACCTTTTCGCTGATATGAATTTTGCAAAGTGTTATATCCTAAGTTTTTTATTCGGACACTTTTTTACGTAAAATGTAAATAGAGGCACCCTTAGCATCATTCAACGGAGAAACAGATACATTAAAGTACCCCGGCTTATCCTGCTCGCTGACGAAGTTGCTATACCCCTCAACATTCGGTAAGAACAAGGCTGTTTGACGGTCTTCACTACGCATGAAGAGTCCTCCGATTACTTTCTTCGGTTCGATATTGTAACCTTCACCTTCATAAGTCTCACCATCAATGGTAGCAGTCATAGTCACCGTTTCCGCTTTCTTGTTCAGTAACAAGTCATTGATCTTTCCTGCCACGGAAGGTACTTGAAACTGAATATCGGAATCTCCAGCATTAGCAATAGAAGTCCAAGTTGCTCCGGTTGTCAACTTGATCTTGGAAACATCGGCAGCTCCGGTATCAAATGTAACTCCGTCAGAGAGTACCGGCAGCTCCATATCAAAAGCCACTAAAGTTGCGAGGTCACTATTGACTTTGGACACATAATAAACCTCCTTCATCTGATTAAAGAGCACCTTTAACTCTTCCAGTTTGGTAGTAATAGAAATCTCTGCCATAATCGTATCTTTTTAAGTTTGTGTCATTTGTTTATTATTAGCTTCGCTTGTATTATTAAGGAATGAAAACCGAGTCCGTCATTTCCTCCGGGAAGCAATCGTGGACTTACAGCTGAAAACAATTCCGTCACTATTGGAAATTTTGAAACCACTTCCATTTGCATTTCATCCAAACGGACTGTATTCTCAATACCGTTTGAGCGATCATGCGCAAAAACGTTTATCTGACAGTAAGTGTCTTGGTAGGTACTTCCTTTATCTTGGATAGTTTGTGGCAACCGGATAACAACAAAGTCCTTCATCGCCTTTTGTTCAGCAGCGGGACGATCTGTTATG